TTTATGCATTTATAGACTAACACCAAAACTTGGCGCACCGTACCGGGCTCGAACCGGTGACCCCCGCCGTGACAGGGCGGTGCGCTAACCAACTGCGCTAACGGTGCAAATATTATTAGTTCTACCTTCTATACTATTTGCTAATGCTCAACGGAATTGGTGGCCACACTACCGTTTATATACATAGTTACTCAGGGTTGACGTTTCCCCCATGGCTTACAGAAGGTAGAACTAATAATACATCTACATACGAAAAGATATTAGGGTGCTTAGAACCGATCCAGAACTTCATCTGGTTTCTCACAGTATCGTCTACTGATTAGATTCTAAACATATTACTTGCAACTTGTCCACCGCATCTCCAGTACTATTGCTAGTACCTATTTCATGTCATTTACATAGCGTATCTCGGCAGATACCTTTACTATGTAAACAACCTAGTGGGGTTGTTAACCTAATACATTTACGTATAGAGCCCTGAACTTAACAGGGTTACACGACTTTTATATTTTAAAGAACTTTGTGATTTGCAAGATTGCTTTATCACTTTCAATACATGTATTGTATTTGATATTGGATACGCTGTCAAACAAATATGTTGTTTATTTACAACAGATACTTGTCATCAGGTATACTTGGAAATTTTATTGTAACTGTATCAGTATCTTCCAAATACTCTGAATCATTTATATCATTTGGCTCAATCATTACTATATCACCTTCTGAAAAAATTTCACCATTGATAGAAATCTTACCACGTGTTATCAACATAATTTCTGTAATTATTTTATGCACATGTTTTATAGCCGGGCCTGCTGGACATGTTTGCCATGATACTTCAAAATCTTTTGTTCTTAATATTGCTTCTGGAAAGTCACCAATGAACCAACCACGTTGTCCTGATTCAGATAATTTAAATCGTTTCATAATGTTTTGGTCCGGCGTAGAGGAATCGAACCTCTATTGATTGCTTAGAAGGCAACTGTACTATCCATTGTACTAACGCCAGAATATTAGGCTGTTAGTGAATTCCTTAAGGCTGATAGTTCCTCATCAGTAAGGAATGCCTCAAATTTAGTTTGTTTATATTCTGGATCACGTGATCCATCAAAGGTTGTGTAAACACGAACATAGTTATTGTTCAGACCTACATGAATTTTATTCACTTCACAAAAAACTTTATATCCACCGTTATCAGTAATTAACATACACTTCCTTTTAAAAATTTATTTCGTTGGCTCCGGATAAGAGAATCGAACTCTTCTAACCAGTGATTAACAGTCACGCCCATGCACCTTGCTCGGGTTTTCCGGAATAGAAATTTGGTGCCCCCACCATGATTCGAACACGGCACCTACTGATTACAAATCAGTTGCTCTACCGAATGAGCTATAAGGGCTAACGTTTTATTTAATAAGTATTGTAACACCGAGATAAATTGTTGTCAACTATCTCGGTGAATTCTTTCTATGATAATAAAATTCTACTATGCTTTGGAACACCTGCTAACAAATATTCCATTTGATCGGCAAGGATGTTTCTTTGTTGTAGTATCATATTTTCATAATGATTAGGTGCATAAGGTACATATAGTAATTCCATACGTGCTTCCTTCAAAGTCTTATGACCTTTCTTACTATTACAATCTTTACATGCAGTAACTACATTCATCCAAGTGTTCTCACCACCCAAGAATTTTGGAACAATATGGTCACGACTTAGATTATGGTAGTTTGGAAAATGTCCACCGCAGTATGCACATACATATCTGTCACGACCAAATAATGTTTTGTTACTTAATGCAACGTATGAATGTTTATGTGGATTGAAACCGTGACCTTTGATAGCAATAATGCTAGAGGCTTCTAGGTAACTCATTATACCGTTATTTTGAATTCCACCGCGATACTTAGCAACAATATCACCTAATTCCCAGGCAATAGCCTTCTTTGCATAATATGTTATTGCATCATCATTAGAGATCCATTGTCGGGGAACTCCTGAGATATCTAGTGCTAGTACAGCCATTTAAACTCCTTTGCTTTGCTAGTGTCACTTGTCTATATTATTTATAACCTCTTGGAGGGTCGTGAGGGATTTGAACCCCCGACTTCTTGGTTCGAAGCCAAGCACTCTAATCCACTGAGTTAACGACCCTTACTACATGATAACAGATAATTTATTACCTGTCAATTTTTTATTGGTACCCCCACTGAGATTTGAACTCAGAGTTCTTTTAAGATGCTCCCTTTTGAGGAGAGTGACTTTACCAATTTGTCTATGGGGGCATTTGGTACCAAGAGTTGGGATCGAACCAACCACACCCGATTCTTCAGACCGGTGCTCTACCAACTGAGCTATCTTGGCATATTATGGGGTGCCTGATGGGATTCGAACCCACGTATATCGGAATCACAACCCGAGGTCTTAACCGCTTGACGACAAGCACCGTAAATTATTTTGCAAACTCTAGGTGATATTTCATCGCACATGCTGAAGAAAACTGTTCACCTATTTCAAATTCTACACCGTTCAACGTAAATGGCTTTAATACTCTATCACCATTCCACCAACCACGTTCTATTCTTATGTAACCTTCAGTACCTAACTGTTCTCTAAATCTATTAAACTCTGGATGATCACCGGAAGTATGACTTATAATTTTATCTGTACCTTTAAGTATACTCAGTAACTCATCACTTGTAAGACTTTCAGGATCTCTACCCGAATATATACTGTATGATTTATTATCAGGCACATCACACATAAAACTTTCGTCTAAATAAAATTTCATAACTTCCCCTGTTGCTTATAGATTTCTGAGCGCCTAACTATCTACCCGGGCAGACTCGCTAGATTGTCTCGTATAGGCAAGTTTAACACCGGCTTCAATCATACTTTAGTGTCACCATAGTACACCACACTATGGCTAGATTGGCAGGGACTCAAACCCATCGTCTATCTCAGAATTCTGGTACCCAGTAGAGGTAATGCTCCTCTGTCTTACGATTATCAGTCGTGGGCTCTACTTTTGAGCTAACCGGGTAAATTTAAAATAAATATAATATGTTTGAAGAAAAAAGTAATCCTGGATTAGTTGCATTATATCGTATTGCTTATGAAAATTACAAGCCTTATGACGATATTTTTCGGTCAACCAATACTAAAGAATTTACCAGAGACATTATTGATATAGTAATAAAACACGAATTTGTACGTGATACAACTCTTGATTCTAAATGATTGGCGGATGTAGAAAGATTTGAACTTTCACAGCACGGCGTATGAGACCGTTGCACTACCATTATGCTATACATCCTGAATTGGCGTCTCGCCAGGGAGTCGAACCCCGGCCCTCAGTTTTGGAGACTAATGTGCTACCGTAACACTTGCGAGACTTATACTATATAGAAACACACTACCTCTCTTTATGGTCGGAGCCCATGGTAAAGAATTCGCTCCTCGGTAATGTGTTTTTATATAGTAAGATGGTAGGGGCACAGAGAATTGAACTCTGATTTACCGGTTAAAAGCCGGTTACTTTACCTTTAAGTTATACCCCCATATCAAGATTTAACGTGCCAACCTTGATATGGGAATCAAAGTTGACACTATTGCTTACCTCGTTTCATATTATTTCCTTTGTTTATTTTTTTGGTTCTGCTATCTTTTTAAGAATATCTTTTTTAACAAGACAATCTCTTTGTGTCCCCATTCTAAAAACTCTTAGATAATCAACTCCATCTATTTGTTGAATATCTTTAATGTTCTTACAATAAAAACGTTCTCTATTACGTATATTTTCAAAATATAGTGTTTTCATAATGTTCTCCTTAAAATGGACGTGTGGGTGAGATTTGAACTCACGGGTTTAGGGATTTGCAATCCCTTGCATTGGGCCACTCTGCCACCACACGATAAATTATTTGGCGCGACCTAAGAGATTCGAACTCCTGACCCCTAAGTTCGTAGCCTAGTGCTCTATCCATCTGAGCTAAGGTCGCATCATAAATATAATGTGTAGTAGTTAACCTAACACTCAAGGATGCAGACTCTAAGAATTTTTTAGGTTTCCTCTTAGACTAGCCGAATGCCAAATTGTTACTACACAGTTTTTATGGCAGGGGGTATAGGATTCGAACCTATGCATGACGGAATCAAAATCCGTAGTCTTAACCAACTTGACGAACCCCCAACAAAACAGTAAACACATGTACTCTACCTTGCAAGGGTAGGTCATATTGTTCTTTACATGTGCTATTCTAAAACATACTATGGTTAACCTTGCCCTAACCCTCTATGTTAAGGAAACGAAGGATAGTATGTTTTAGAATAGCATGAGATTACTCTCATGCTATGATAGGGTCAATACCCTAACCAGTAGTCTTACTAACACGTTATCGCCATGCTTTCATGTATACTGTCCGCCCATTAGATACACTTAACGCTGTATTCCGGCTCTCGTTGCCTATTCACGTTTGAGTTTACTTCAACAAAACTTTCGTTTTCTTTTCTAACTCTAATTGGCTGAGTACACGTTTTACTTTGTCCTCAATCAATTTTTTTCGTTGTTCCTCTGATATTGAATGATTTTTCAACCAATTAATTTTGTCAGAAGAACAATATTCTATATCTTTTTTCATTTTTTATAATCCTATACGCTACAAAAACAAAAACCCCTGAGACTTTTTAGTTTCCCAGGGGTTTGATAAATGTAGTTATGATGTTAACTTGTTACCTAGTCCCCGGGCCTCTTAAAGAATCTTCATTTGAACCGCGAATAATTGTAGGATATGCTGGTACAAAACTTATGGCTAATGTTAGCCATTGTCCGTTATGTTTCTGCATGTTACAAGATTTATTCATCATAGTTGTTTATTTAGTCCTGGTTTAAAAAAACATCAATTAAGATGTGTTTTTTGAATTTATGTATGTATTGTATATGAATTACCATTCATTGTCAACGCCTATCTTTTTTCATTTGCCCAAAAGTTAAAGTTAAATATCTAATGAGCTTTGACCCCAATGACTACTCTATAGTGTTTCTAAGTTATGATGAGCCAAATTGTGAGGAAAACTATCAACACCTATTGTCTCTGCGACCAGATGCACTAAGAGTCCACGGGGTTACTGGTTCTGATACTGCACATAAAAAATGTGCTGAACTATCAAAAACAAGTAGGGTAATTATAGTTGACGGTGATAACATTGTCAAGCCTGATTTCTTCAATACTAAATTTGAATTACCAGAAACATATAATCCTGATACTTCTGTTTTAAGTTTCTCTGCATATAACATAGTTAATGGTTGTCAATATGGAAATGGGAGTATCAAATCGTGGCCTATTTCATTGATTCAAACAATGAAAACACATGAAAACGGATATACAGAATCAATTGATTTTGATTTCAGCAACTATGTTCAATTAAATAAAATTGCGTCTGATGTTCATATAAACGCAAGCCCATTACAAGCATGGCGGTCTGGCTTTAGAGAGGGTATCAAACTTACACTAGATAAAGAAATCAATTGGCGTAACTATGATAGACTATGGAGATGGATGCATTTGGGTGCAGATACTACTAATGGATTGTGGGCAATGCATGGTGCAAGGTTTAGTGTTTACTTAACCAAAGTAAGCGGTTGGGATTATATTGAAGGTGTTAAGAACTTTGAACTACTAGATATGATGTTCCAACAATTAGGAGATTTGTCAGGAAATAAATTGATTGAAGATATAAATAGAATGGGAACTGGACTTAGACTATTCTTTAATGAAAAAATAACAGAATCACTTTCTGCAAATGATAGCAAGGAGTATAAAGATTCTATTACTAGTATATTAAGAGTGCCTGACAATAAATCCTATGATATTGTTTTTATTAGTTATAATGAATCCTATGCTGATACTAACTATCAACGATTAATAAATAGATTTCCCGATGCAAAAAGAATCAACGGGATACCAGGTATTCATTCAGCCCACAAAGAAGCAGCCAAAATATGTAGTTCAGACTATTTTTGGGTAGTTGATGCTGATGCTGAAATAGTTGATACATTTAACTTTGATTATAATGTCCCTTTTTATGAAGAGCCTAAAGTTAGAGTATGGCGTAGTAAAAATGCAGTTAATGATTTAATCTATGGAAATGGCGGTGTTAAACTGTTGCCAAGAATGAATGTAATACGCATGTCTGATACAACAGTTGATATGACTACTAGTATAAGTAACTTGTATGAACCTATATTTGAATTGAGTAATATTAATAACTTTAACTCTGATGAATTTAATGCATGGCGTAGTGCATTTCGTGAATGTGTAAAATTAAGTAGTCAAGTGATTGACCGACAGGTATCAGATGAAACTAAGCAAAGACTAGATGTTTGGTGTAGTGTTGGTCTTGATAAACCCTTTGGTAAGTATGTAATTGATGGTGCTAACGCAGGGCGTGAGTACGGTGAAAGACATAAAGACAATAAAGGTATGTTAAACAAAATTAATGACTATACTTGGTTGAAGAAGAAATTTGAAAACAAGTATTAATATGACAGACTTTACTAAAATTCCATTTAATAATATTATTAAGTTTGGACAAGAAACTATGCTAGATACAGACTTGTTTAATGTCAGTTGGATACTAGGTAGATTCTGTAACTATAATTGTAGTTACTGTTGGCCTTATGCTCATGGTGATAAGCCTGATTATCAAACATTAAGTATAAATTTAAAAACAATAGAATCAATAAAAAGTCAAGCAAACAATAATGGCTTTAATAATTTTCATTGGTCGTTTAGTGGAGGAGAACCAACTGCATATAAGGAACTATTAGCAGTTATGTATGAGGTTTCTAATGACAGCATACATATGACTACTAATTTAAGCCCAGGCATCAATTGGTGGGACAGATATTTAACTATGACTAGAGCTGCAAGGCGTCGCAGTATCACTGCAAGTTTTCACCATGAGTTTGCCGATGAGAAAGAATTTGGTGACAAGATTTTATATTTAATGAAAAACAATGTTTTTGTTACAATAAATCAAGTTATGGTTCCTTCAAAGTTCAATGAACTATATGAAAGATGTAGACGATTTAATGATAGAGGAATAAATGTTACATTAAAACCACAAAGTGATATTACTGCTAGTTTTGTTATTAATGAATATAATGACGACATGATTTATAAAATGCGTACCGGATTCCCTCAAAAAAGTTCAGAACAAGAAATATTACAAGTTAAACTAATTGATAACGAAAGAAAAGTTTATTTCATTGACCAAGCAGAACGATTTAATAGTTATGGATTTAATAAATTTAAAGATTGGACATGTAATGCAGGTTATCAGGGTATAATAATTCGTAGTAATGAAGTTAAAAGAAGTTATAGTTGCAAGGAAGAAATACTAGGGACATTAACAGAAGGGTTTATTATTTTTGATAGACCAAAAGTTTGTGTTACTGATACGTGTGTAAGTAGCGCAGATAGCAAGATACCAAAATGGAAAGAGTAATTACTTTTGGATGTTCATTAACATATGGGCATGGGTTGCCGGATTGTTTTTCTCCACCTAAAGATCCTGGACCAAATCCAAGTAATTTGGGGTGGTCATCTATAATTGCTAAATGCTTAGGTAGAGAATGTCTTAATATTTCTAGCCCAGG